TTACAATACATTGCAACACTCCTTTGCAGTCTAGAATATTTCCTTTAAGCAAGGGAAAGAAAACTGACTCAATTAGCTTGTCTTTCTCGTTGATAAGCTGGCGTGCGTAGTCTTGGCGATAATCGTGTAAATCAATTTCTGGTTTGTAGTCTGGTGGGAATGGTTTAAATGGCACAGTCATTCCTCCAAAGTTTCTAAATACCTAGAAAATGCTTCTTTCGCCGTTTCCTCTGGTTGCCCATCAGTGATCCACGGGCGTGTGTCTTGGTGCAAGGTGGATAGGAATGAGGTGTATTGTTGTTGGTAGGTCATTTTAAACACTCATTTTACGTTGCATGATAGTCCCGTCTGCTTCTTTCCAAGCTGCTCCCACCGGAGCACGCAGTGTGGAATTGAAGCGTTTTCTGTAGCAGAATCAAAGTCTAGACGAAAGAAAAGCGCCCGTCAAGGCGCTATCTGTATATTTCTTTCTGTAAGGGAATCAAGCATTTGCACGATAGGTAAGAAATCTGATAAAGAAGCTGTCTCTGTGTAACCATCCGGCATTTCTTGTTTTGAAATAACACCGCAAGGAAAATTATCTTTCAAGGCTTGCTCTGATCTACGACAGTCAAAGGTGGTTGTAAATTCCCAGACTGCGTAATTCTCAAGTCTTAGCGTATTCCTTTTGTTGAGCCCCTTAAGTCTAATGTTCCAATCATTAGCAATACCAAACTTTAAACCAACAGGTGTCTCCTCAGAATAAAGAATGTGTAAGTAAAGTTGTTTCTGTCTAAAGCTATTACACTCACAACCCCTATATCCTTGAATGAGTGTCTTGTAGTTTGAAGTATAGGAAACATCACAATCAGGACAAAACACATTCCAAAACTCCCTGTGGCCGTTTTTAGCTTTCTTGTCTGACCTAGTGAAGACTGTGTTATCAGCAAAGCCTTTGAAGTTTATTGTCGCTTGACCGTCGGGTTTTCTTGTTTTATATACCATTTTCTGAGAGTGACATTCAGCACACAGTATGTCGTACCTTCTGCAATCATTAACACAGTTAGCATTCCAAGTAATATCATGGGTTTTACAATGCATAACAGTTTTAGTTTGTGAGCCTACGTAATCCGAAGACCAACCTAAGAACTCACAATTAAATAACAACGCTCTCCTGTTCAACAAAATATTATATTGCCACTCTTCCCACTGGGGAGCGACAGAACAACCACAAGGCTTCATTCCATCTCTTAATGCTTTTGAATCAATATCAAATAAGCCTAATTTAAAAAGCTCTGCATCTTGTTTACATACCTTGCACTCTACAACAAACCTAAGCTTATTATTTTCATTCCTGTACGAACCAATGATGCTGTAGTAATCAGATTTATACTTATCTACATTTGTATTTAATTCTTTATTTTCTCTGTATATATTCATTCTATCTCTTTATTGTTTACTATTAATATCTTATATATCCATTGTGTTAGATTAGAGTTTAGGAAAGATAGATTAATCCCAAGAAATGCCATACAAGAGAGTATCCTCCTGCCTAGACATAACTTTAATCTATCTTTCCCTATAACAGCTCATTGTGTTGAGTTGTCGCTTAGGCTGACATTAGGTCAGAGCTATCAAGAATCTGATAACAAGATTGTTCATCATTCCACCCGAAGGCGTAATCGATCCGCTATAATGAACTTCGATTCAGCTTGGTCGAGGATCTTCCCTCTTCATAACCTTTAATACAGAGCCGGTGAGTGCGCCTAAATAGGCCGTTGACATTTCTCTCTCTGTACGAGCTTGTCTTTCCAAGCTGTCTTATTACTTTAAGCTCTGGCTGCCCGTTGCAGTTATCTCCGCCACCAGAACCGATTGACCTGAATTTGCTCTCGCTTAGACAGGCCAATACAACCATTTTGTCATGTTTACTTATATATTGCAAGCTTTTTCACATGATATCTTTTTATCCAAAACATCTAAATGCATTCCTAAGTGGAATAGTACAATCATAATCAAAACCACCTACTATCAGGATCAACATCAAATGGCTCAAGATAGGCCAAGTATTTCCTCAAGTCTTGCTCATTCTCACAGACTTGCATAGGACGATCATCAACAACCATAATTCCATCCTCCCACATTGTGTATTCTGAGAAGCTGTCGCTACAGCATCCACAGCCTTGTTCAACTACGCCATACCAATACTGGATTACTCGCGTCATCACAAATTTCCTCTTTTAGCTTTCATAAAATCTGAATAGTGAATACTATGTCCATTAAAGAAAACAGATTGCCCATCAAATGTCCATTTTTTATCATTGTAGAAATAGTATTCATAGACAGCTTGTCGATAAGAAACAAACTCAGAAATACTCATAGTTCTATGTCCAACTTTCCTTGTCTTTTCTTTTACATCTTCTACATTATAAAGAAAATTTTCTACATCTGAATATTTTACATACTCTCCGTCAGAATTCTTTTCCATGCACCCGTCTGTGTAATCATAACGTGTTATGCTCATATTCCTTACCGTTGCCCTTTGCTTAGTTGAAATGCTAGGTTTAGCTGTACAGCTAATGAATGATATTTAGCTAAGAATATAATTTTTCATCTCTATCTCCCAGCAGCCCTATGCCGCATCTGTGTAGCCAAGTATCAACTACCCTCAAACCTCTGTCAAGGGTTATTTTCGAACAACTACCCCTTCCCAACAACATTTTTCTGTGCTATATTCTAGCCGCCACATCCCGCAAGCGTGTGTAGGGAGTGTTCAGGATGTGCGGGGGAATACTTTTCTGAGCAGGGCTTGACATATGCTGATTGGGCGAGTAAATTGGCTCCAACGAAACACAAACGTGGACAAATAGAGGAAGGATTGAGATGACTGTAAATGATTTGGTAAAACGACTTCAAGAGATTCAAGAAAGTAATCCATCAAATGGTGAGCTTGAGGTGAAGGTGTATTTTCAAAACACAGGGTCGGCTAGGGATTTTGATTGTGTGGGAATCTATGGTCAACCGGAAGGACTCAAACATGTTTGGCTGTCAGATTTAGGCAATGATGATTGACAAAACCTTCCCCAAGCCTCTATCGTGTGTGCTGTGGAGGGGTTGATTGGAAGAAATGTGTTGTTGAAAGATTGTGCTTGACAGATGTGGGTAGAGTGTTTTATTAAAATTATTGGAGAATGAGATGAAACTAGCAAAAGTAGAATCGGCAACACTGGGAATCAAAGAACGTGGTATCCTGAATTTCTGGGTGTTTGTAAATTATGAAGAAGGTTGTTCACAAGGTGTTGGTGGGCTTGCATTGGACACTTGGAATGAACGTCTTAAGCGCCGAGTAGGTACAGAATATGGCTGTGAAATGATCCGTCAATTGCTGCTGTTTTTCGGGGTAAATAACCTCAATGAAGCCAAAGGGCAGCTTGTGTATGTCTTGGGAGAGGGCGAAGGTTTGAGCTTTAAACCTTACGGATTTAAACACCTTTCTGTTGAGAAAAATGGTCGTCCAGAGTATATTGATTTTCGGGAAATCCTAAAAGAGTTTGCAGAAGCAAAATGATTGTCTCAGAGTTCATCGAGTGGCTTAAGAAGCAAGATCAAGATGCTATGGTAGAAATCTTGTATCACACATCTGGTACAGGCTATTATGATCAAGGTGGAAATGTCACTACAGAAGAATTTGATCCCTCAAAACAATTGCATGGCTGCCCTGCCTGTTATGAATATACAGATTATCGCGGGAATCAGTTTGTAAAAGAAGATGCACCGTGGTATAACAAACGAATCTTACTTCTAGGGACAAAGGATAATTGATATGGTCAACACCAAAGAATGTATTGAAGAAGAGTGTATCTATGCTGTTTTTCAAAAACAATATAAAAAACGGGAGATTTATAATATGTATGTGGGAAAATGTGAAGATCTGCTCCACGCAGAAGCAGCTTACAATGCAGTGATCAGCTATATGCTTGGCAAAGGCTATTGTGAAGAACCCCTAGAATTTCTACGCTGCTGGAAGGAAGGTAATTTTGATGCTCTCCGTGAAGAGTGGCCTGATGCACCAGAAGAGATTTATTTGGCTGATCCACTTTATAAAGGAAATAAATTATGACTAAATCAGAAGCCCTAGAAACAATTAAATCTTTGTTGGAAGACAGTCTAGATTACTTCGACTATTTTGATAAAGATCCAAATCAAGATGAACATGCTGATATCTATTGGGATATCAAAGATACAATTTCTAATATTGAGAAGAGACTTAAATGATCATCAACGTAGAATTCGGCATTAGCCAATACACAGCAGAAGAGCTTGTAAACTATGATGTATATTGTCAAGGCTATTGCTTGTCTGAATTGGTTGACAAAATAGCCTCTTATACGAGCGTAGAGACACTTAATACGCACGAACAGGAGAAGGCTGAGGCATATCAAGAGGGCATTGATGTAGGCCGTTACAGGGCTATTTCTGAGGCTATTTCATTGATTGAGGAGATGAGATGATGGATATTGTAGGGGCTTTTATTGCTGGCATAGTTTTAGCTTTTCTGCTAATACTTGGAACACCTACGCCGACACTTGATGCTGCCAAGAAAGCTATCAATGAATGTGAGAAGACGTTGCCTAGAAATGTTACGTGTGAATTGTATGCTAAACCTAAGAGTGAGGGATTGTGATGGCTATCGAAACTAAAGCAGTACAAGGAACTTTGGTAGGCCTGGTTATGGGCCTGATTATTGGTGGCGTCACAGCCTACCACTATAGTCAAAATCCAGAATTGAGTTATTCTACAAAAATTAATGCCGAAACTGGTAAGTCTCATGTGTCAGAGATATATTATAATGGTGAAAGCTGTTCAATTAAAATGACTAAATGGGATATGTTTGGATTTAAAGATTCAGATATTCGGCTATACAACAGATTCAGTTGCAGCAGCTTGAATTCTGTTAAAGAAGTTAACCAATTTAAGAAGGCTCTTGATAAAGCTGTAGAGCTTGGTTGGGTGGAATGACAATTCCTGATGTCTGTAAATGCACGGGTAAAGACTGCCACAAGAAACACTCTTGCATTCGCTATCTGCATCCTGGCAAAGAGAAGTATCAAAGTTGGGTTGTGGAAATATTGCTGGACAAAAAGGATTGTAAGATGTATTGTGAGAGTTATGTTGGTATAACTGAAGGATAGGAGGGGTTGTGGCTGAATATGTTGTAGGTAACCTAATTATTGTGAATTTTAATAGGAATAAAAAATTATGAATGAAGTAAAAATCAGCAAAAAACGTCTAGCCCAGCTTGAAAAGGCTGAATCCAAACTCCAAGCACTTGAGAGTGGTGGTGTAGATAACTGGGAGTGGTATGGGGAAGCGCTGAAATATTGGAATAAAGAAAATCAACTTGAAGAGATTATCCAAGATTTTATTGAAAATGCTGCACAAATTCTTGCTGAATGTAACGAAGTGGATTATCCTGCGGGTCGTGAAGCTGGACCTTCAGTCAACCTTACATTGGAAGGGGAAGAAGGTTTGCGTTCAATGTTTAATATTTTTTTCAAAGAGTATAGGGAACTTGAAGAAAATCATTGATATTCTGCTTAGAATAATGCGGTTGAAGATATTTAGGAGGGGTTGTGAGTAAACAAGAACGTCCAGATGGAGAGCTTCTTTATCACGCTGCTTGTATTGGGGATGACTGTTCATCTTCTGACGGGATGGCTGTGTATCAAAAGGAAGTTGATGGAGAAATCAAACATGATGCGTATTGTTTTGTTTGCACTAATTATTTTACTCATTACCAACTTGAAGAAGTTGGTGTGAAAATTAAAGAGGGGAAAAATCGAGTGAGTGAAGTAGTAGACTTTTCAAGTATTGAATCTATCCCCTTTCGTGGATGGAAAGAACGTGGAATTGGTCAACCAGTATCGGCAAAGTACGGGGTCCACACGGAAATTGTGAATGATTTTGATGTGGCTGCTCGTTACTATCCATCTACATCTGATGGTAAAGTCGTAGGATTTAAAAAACGAATTGCACCAAGTAAGGATTTTCTTGGCATTGGTAACACTAAAGCAACTAATGAGTTGTTTGGTCAATCAGTTTTTGAAGCCGGACAAAAATATCTTGTAATTGTTACAGGAGAGGAAGATGCACTTGCCTTTGCACAAGCGCTTTATTCCAAGAAAGATAGCGCAGAATATTGGACGCCAGTCGTTAGTGTAACTTGCGGTGATGGAAGTATCATCAAACAATTTAAAGCTAACTTTGAGTACATTAATTCTTTTGAGAAAGTTGTACTAGCATTTGATAACGATGAATCCGCACAAAAATATGTAGAGGAAGCTGCACGCCTCTTGTCTCCGGGTAAAGCGTTTATTGCCAAGTTCCCTAAAGGAATGAAAGATGCATCAGACATGGTTAAAGCTAATCGATCTGCTGAACTAAAACAGCTATTTTGGAAAGCGGCTCCATTTAGTCGAGTGGACGTGCTTCATTTGAGTCAGATGTGGGATGACTTTGAAAGCGAAGATAATAACGTTAAGATTCCATTCCCAAATTCTTGGGCTCACCTGAATGAAATGATGAATGGTGGTATGGAAAAGGGCGAAATTACAATTGTGGGTGCCTTGACAAGTATCGGTAAATCATCAATTATCAACAACGTAGTTTATTCACTTATTGAGAATACTAAATTCAAAGTGGGTGCGATGTATCTTGAAGGTACAAAGCGCGAAGTTGTACGCGACTTGCTTTCGCTTGATGCTGGGATGAATTTACGTACAGTTGATCGCTCTACTGTCGATATTAGCGCTTTGAAGAATAGATTCTTTGATAACCTTGCAAAGAAAGATCAGTTTGTATATGTTGACCACCAAGGTAGTATTTCAACATCTGAAATTTTTGACAAACTTAGTTATCTTGCAAAAGCTGAGAACTGCGATGTTATTATCATCGATCCTGTTCAAGCTGGTGTAAATAGTAGCGACAACGGCGCAATCATTGAATTTATGGATACCCTACTCAAATTTGCAAAGGAAACAGATACTTGTGTGATCGCAGTAAGCCACATGAAAAAGCCATCTGAAGAGAATCCACATGCTGTAACTGAATATTCGCTCATGGGGTCCAGTTCTTTGAATCAAATTGCATTCAACACAATTCTTTTGAGTCGTGATAAAATGAACGAAGACCCAGTGAAAAAATCGGCCACCAAATTGCAGTTGGTAAAGTGTCGTCGTACCGGTAATACGGGGGAAGCTGGATGGTTGCGTTACGATCACAATACAACACACTTGTTCGCTACATCTGATCCTTATATTGAAGTCAGCTTGGAACATGAGCTACCTTCCGTAGAAAACTTGGAACCACCACCACACATGGTTGACTTTTAATCAAAGGAGGGCTAAAATCCTCCGTTCAATCAAGGAGATTTAGCCTATGAAAGCAAAAGATTACAATTTAGATTGGGGTAAATATTTTACTGTAGATGAAAACAGTCCAAGTGGTTTAGTCTGGAATGTACCTCGTTATTTTAATGGTACTCCGAATTACTCGCGAGTGGGGCAGCCTGTTGGTTCTGTTGGTAAAACCAGAAGCAGAGAATACTGGAGTGTGGGGTTATCTGAGGATTGGATTAGATCAACTTATTTGATTCATCGAATCATATGGGTTATGGTCAATGGTAGCGTTGATGATGAAAATGATGTTGATCATATCGACGGAAATGGCTTGAACAACAAAATTTCTAATCTCAGGGAGTGCAGTAAATCACTGAATAATAGAAACATGAAAAAGAGAACGGACAACACATCAGGCATATGTGGTATCTCATACCAGAAAACTCGCACATCAGAAGGCTGGAAAGCTAGCATAGTCGGAGTAGATGGTAAAAAGTACGGTAAATATTATTCAGTTTTAAAATACGGCGACTCTGCAAAAGATTTAGCCGTTGAATGGAGAATCAAGAAAATGTTAGAATTGGATAATGCTGGATACACTGAAACTCATGGTATTTAATGATGACTAATTATTTTAAAACTGATTATTTATTTGACGTCGAGACTTTTCCGAATTGCTTCACATTTGCTGCTGTTTATGCTAATGGTAAAGGAATGCGAGCTTTTGAAATTAGCGATAGGAAGAATGAAACAGAAGAACTTTTAGAGTTTCTGCGCAAAGTGAAGGCTGGCGGATACAGACTAGTAGGTTTTAACAATTGCAATTTCGATTATCCTATACTTCATCACATTTTGCAGAAAGCTCGTAAGGTTCACGGTACAGAGAAGAAGCTCAAGGTAACATCTAAAGAGTTGTTTGATATAGCACAGAAAACTATTGACTCGAACAAGGATAATAAGTTTGGATCTGCTATCAAAGAAAAGGATGTGATAATTCCACAAGTGGATTTGTTCAAGATTCATCACTTTGATAACAAGGCTAGATCAACATCTTTGAAGATGCTTGAGTACAATATGCGATCTACCAATATCGAAGACTTACCTTATCCAGTAGGAGCCATATTGTCAGACGCTGAAAAAGATAATTTGATCAAATACAACAAACACGACGTCATGGAGACGCTTAAGTTTTATTGGTACTCTTATGAGAATCTAAAGCTTCGTGCAGACTTGACTGAGCAGTTTGGTTTTGATTGCACCAATTTCAATGACACTAAAATTGGTAAAGAGTTGTTTATTCGTACTCTAGAAAAGGAAGCTCCAGGTAGTTGTTATCTAAAAACCGAGTATGGTCGTGAAGTACGTCAGACTAAGCGTGATAAGATTATTATCAACGATTGTTTGTTTCCTTATATCAAGTTTGATCGCCCTGAGTTCCAAGCTGTACACAAGTGGTTTCAGACCCAGGTCATAACTGAGACTAAAGGTGTATTCAGTGATTTGATGGAACATCAGCTTGGAGATGTAGCCAAGTACGCTGAGATGGTCGTAAAGAAAAAGAAGCTATCTGATCCTGAAGATAAGAAAAACAAGCGATATGTACCTTCTGAGGCTGTAATTGCAGAAAGACGTAAAGAACAACCTTTAGGATGGCTTGAAGAAAAAGAGCTTAAGAGTCCGAAAGGAGCCAAGAGTTATTATTGGTGCTGGAATGTAGCTGAGACACTGAACGTTTTGATTAATGGTTTTCGATATGATTATGGTGTGGGCGGTATTCACGGAGCAACACAGGGAACCATTCGAAGCACCGATACTCGAAAAATACGAACGCTCGACGTTGCCAGCTACTATCCAAACATGGCGATTGCTAATCAGATATACCCTAAACATCTAGGTAAAACCTTCTGTAAAGTGTATTCTGACTTGTATGAACAACGTAAAGCAACACCTAAAGGGTCAGCGGCAAATGCCGCTCTTAAGCTTGCTTTGAATGGTGTCTACGGTGATAGCAACAACGAGTTCAGTCCTTTACTTGACCCAGCTTATACAATGGCTATCACAATCGGCGGTCAGTTGTCGCTCTGCATGCTTATGGAAAAGCTCATTGATAATTGCAATGCTAGAATTATTATGTGTAACACTGACGGTTTTGAATATGTAATTGATCAAGACCAGTTTGGTGAAGCGGATAAATGGGTTAAATGGTGGGAGGATTTGACTAAACTTCAAATGGAAGGTGATTCATATAGTCAGATGTTCATACGTGATGTGAATAATTACATTAGCATTACAGAGTCAGGTAAGATCAAGCTTAAAGGAGCCTATGAGTACATGGACTTTGATAAGCTTGGATGGCATAAAAATCATTCAGCTATGGTTATTCCAATGGCTGTGAAAGCACAATTGGTTGATGGAATTGATCATGAAGAATTTATTCGTCTGCATGAGAACAAATTTGACTTTATGCTCAGAACAAAAGTGCCAAGGAGCAGTAGTTTAGTAATTGTTGAAGATGGCGAGGATGTGCCACAGCAGAATATTTGCCGCTATTATCCAGCCAAAGAAGGTGGTAAACTAATCAAGCTTATGCCACCACTGGTTGAAGGCGGAGAAGTTCGTAGGTTGGGTATTGATACGGATTGGAATGTAAAAACATGCAACAATATTAATGACTTCTCATGGGGGGTTGACTATAAATATTACATTGATCAGGCAGCTAAACTTATTGAAGCTGTATCTGAAGATGTAACTGATAAAGAAGGTAAAAATTGTGAAAGAAGTATGGAAACCGATTATTCTTGATGATATTCAAGAGCGCTATGCTGTAAGTAGTTTTGGAAAAGTGATTGACTTGAAGAATCAAAAGTATATGATATGGCATGACAACGGTGCTGGGTACATGAGTGTTGGCTTACAAGGTCCAAATTCTAAAGTCCGTGTTCGCTATGTTCATCGTTTGGTAGCCATTACTTTTCTTGAGAACCCCGATAAACTACCTCAAGTTGGACATAAAGATCATACAAGAGCTAATAATTTTGTTGATAATTTGTACTGGACAACACAGAAACAAAATACTCGTGACGGTATTGATGCCGGGAGGATTAATGCTAATCGTCCAAAAACTAACCGAAAGGTTACAGATGAAATGATTTACAAAATTGCTGAACTTGAGTCAAAAGGGTACGGCGTAAACGAAATTGCCTTGACATTAGATTTCCCTCGCACTACAATTTCCAGTGTGTTTAATGGGCGTAGTAACTGGAAACTTTTTGAGAAGGCTCGACAAGAAATTAAAAACAACCCTTGACACACCACCCAACCCATGCGACAATAGATGGGTCTTGAATAATCTAAGACGTAAATTATAGGAGAGAAATGATGGGCATTTATTTGGAACGTAGTTTGAACGGCGGTAGCCAAGTAGTACACAAGTTTGACAATGGTTTCGGTGCAAGCGTAGTACAGCACGAATTTAGTTACGGAGGTGACGAGGGCCTGTTTGAATTGGGCGTGATTAAGTTTGAGAGTGAAGATGAATGGCACTTGAATTATTCTACTTCAGTCACTGATGATGTCATTGGACATCTTACTGAAGAAGATGTAGAAGATTTGTTGGCTAAAATTGAACAACTGGAGAGTAAATAATGAGCCGTATTAAATTTCAATACCGTGTAATTGATCGCAACACTGGCAAAACTATCAACATTCACCCTAACCGTGAGGATGCTCGCGAAACGAAACGAGATTGGAAGGCAGAAGGATTTGATGTAACAATTGTACAGTCAAAATATGTTCATCTAATTGATCGTGAGGTGCGATAATGCCCTCAGTTAAAGTCACATCAACAGAGCTTCTTGGTGAAATGTCCTACACAACCACTTACGAGTTTTCATCGTTTGAGGATTTTCAAAAGTGGGAAAGTGATAAACAACAAGCTCTTGTTAGCAATATCAGTAATATTTTCTCTGTGGGTCTTGGTGATGGGTTGCCAGATGATTTCTCAGAGAAGCTGAAAGAGTCATTTGAGTTTGAGGCTAAAGTTAAAAAGAAAGATAAGGGAGATTTGCATTGAAAGCACTATTGGTTGTTGGCGGAATTGTAGGTATTATACTTGCGCTTGCAGGATTGGTTGTTTGGTGGGCTTATGCAGTGTCTGTGTTGTGGCTGTGGTTTGTTACACCATTTGGTATCCAAGCAATTAGTCTTGCTCATGCATATGGTCTGACATTGGTTGTCAGTGGATTGATGTCAACTAGGGGGCTCGGCCTTGGTGTAAAGAAAGAGAAAGACAGCTGGATTACAGAGATTTCTGTTGCAGTGATTGCTCCAGCTATGCTACTATTCTTCGGCTGGATTGCTGTAGGATTTATGTAAAGAATTCGCTAAAAACGAATAGGCAATAATGCCTGCAACAAATAGTCTCAACAAATATTGTGACTGAACTTTATACACAACTTAATAGAGAAAATTAAATGACTACTAAATCAGAAGTAATTGTTCGTAACCTTCCTAAATCTGGTGATTTGGAGACTGCACACGTCTACATTAAAAATGCCGTGGTGTTTTATGCAGCAGTACATGAGACAAAGCTTAAATATCAATCTGCAGAAAAAGAGTTTAGCGCAACAGTTTTTGTGGATGAAGAAGCCAAGGATCAATTGCTGGACGAGGTGATGGTTAACAAGAACTTTGCGCAAGTTGGTATTTCGAAAACTAGCAAGCCACCTCGAAAAATTAAATACCCCCTGTCTACCCAGGTTGATGAAGGTAAGGCTAATTATGATTTGGTAGATGGTCTGTGGGGCTTCAATATTGCCAAGCCTGAGTTCAGTAAAAAAGGCGTACCTATGTCAGTCAATGTGATTGATACTGCCGGTAATGCATTCACCGAGAACGTGGGCAATGGTAGCGTGGTGAACCTCAAACTGTTCGGATATAAAAATAAGGACGGTCAGTTGACTGTGACTCTGGACACGATGCAAGTTGTTGAGCATGTACCTTACGAACAAAAGGGGGCTTCTGGCGAAGTTGAAGATGATATTCTTGGTAGCTACAAAGTGAAAAAGGTCGAAGCTAAGCCTGTTGAGGAAGATGCACCAGCAGCCAAGCCTAAGCCAGCACCAAATGTATGTGCTGATGATGAGCTGGAAAGCGAACTTCCATTCTGATCTAATAAACAACGAGGCAAGGACGCCTCACATTATTTAAAACAAATTAACTTATTGGAGAGAAATACATGACTGATCAAATCGTATACACCGAAGAAAACCTGTTCCAACGTCTGACTAAGTTGCTAACTGATTTGGAAGTAATCAAAAATGACATCAAGGCTATCAAGCAAGATTTTACATATGACTCTGAACTGAATGTAAAAGGGTTGAGCAAGGATGATGTGAAGCTGGTTGATAAAGCTGCCAAACTGTTCGTAGCGAGTAAGTTTGAAGAAGTTGAAGAGGATGCTTTGGCAGTGTTTACTAAGTATAAAACTCTGACAGGTTATTCTGAGTAAAATAGAGGGCCGAAAGGCCCTTTTCTGTAGGAGCAAGATATGAATGAGTAAACAATACACAGCCATTATTGACGTTGATACGCTCATCATCCACGCTGCATTGGCTGGGCAACGTACAAACATCAAAGCAACTGGCAAGAACACTGGTCGCTCTGTTACTTTTTCAAATAGAACGGAGTTGTGGGGAGGCTGGCAAAAGCGAGATGGTGGGTGGCTTGCTGAGACTAACGCCAAGCGAGCTGAAAAAGGACTTGAGCCAATTTCGCCCGATGTGTTTGAAATTGAAGATATTACAACTCTCGTTGATGATCAGATTGCTGAAGATGGAACAGTAATTACTCCAGAGATTGTGGTGAAGGGAAGGTTCAAAGCTAAGATTGAAGCTATTACAAAGCAAGATTGGTGTAAGGACTTCAAGATTTGTTTTGGTACCGGAAAGAACTTTCGTTATGATATTGCACAGACACAGCCTTACAAATCTGAACGGGCACTGAAGCCTGTGTTGTACGATGTTGTAAAAGAGTATATGCTTTGTAAATACAAAGACAAAATGCTGATTGTTGATGGTGTTGAAACTGATGAGATAGTGACACAGGAAGTTTGGAAAGCTTGGGTGCGGTCAGGCAGAGATTTTAATAAACTTGACTCTGTGGCAGCATACATTGACAAGGATATTTCTCAGTTCCCGCTGATCCGCTATAACTTCGACAAACCCGAAGATGGACTGGTAAAGATCACACCTCTTGAGGCAATCAAGAATTTAGCAGTTCAGTGCCTCAGAGGTGATACTATTGATACAGTACCCGGCTTACCAGCACTACCAGACGACATGTATAAAGCCTATTCTCTGCGTAAAACGAAGGGTTTGGGAGAGGTTACAGCTAAAGGTGTAGTGTCATCAGCACAGACGCCTAAAGAAGTGTTTGAGCGTGTTGTAGAGGCTTACAAAGGGTATTACGGCGAGGATGTAAAGGAGTTTATAAGTTTTCGTGGGGAAGTAGGTGAACGTAACTGGTTAGACCATCTAAATGAGCAATTTAGGTTGCTTCGTATGCGAACGGATGTGACTAAAGATGTTGGTCACGTTAAAGACTTTTTAAAGGCAATGGAGATTGAAGTATGAAAAAGATTACAGAAGAGCAACTGTGGGAATACGTATCTGAAGTTGGTGAGTCTGAGAAAGAGTTTCGTAAATACTCTTCATTCTACATCATGACTTCGCACACTATCCGTCAAGAAGACGTAGACTCTCTTGCTGAAGATGATTTGGATGCAAGTGACTTCTTGAATGTTTTGGTTAGTCGTAACGGGACTTGGGATGATAGTTGGGGAACTGAATGGGACAGTAAACCTGAATACTACAAAGTAGAGGATTATGATGAAGTAATTCCAGAGGTGGTTATTCCTGAGCACACTGTTACTAAACAACGTTATGCAGAGTTTAAGCCTGAGTTTGTGGAATGACTGTCCCATCACAAGCTGACATAAAGAAACGTGAAGACAAACTTAAACAGTTTCTAAAGAAGCTCAATGAGGATGGCTCACCACAAGAGAAGCATGTTGTATCTGTTGTACGTTCTGCTATACGTCAAGCCTGGATGAAAAGTGATGTGAAGTTGGCATATCTGTACAGTAAAACTATCCCGGATATGGATGACAGCACACGCACAAAATGGCTCTGCCAGTGTGAAATTTGCGGTGGTATGTTCAAGCTAACAGATATTGAAATCGACCATGTACACGTTGGTGGTAGCAGCTTCACAAAAGTTGAAGATTTTCCAATGTACTTTAACAACATCTTAATGGTGAATTTTGATGGTTTGCAAATTCTGTGTAAAGAAGGCTGTCACCGCACAAAGACCTTAAGCGAGTCATTGGGTATAACTTTTGATGAGGCTGTCATTGAACGTAAAGTTATTGAAATCTGTAAGATGAAAGCAAAAGACATTGACATTTGGCTCAATGAGCGTAATATGGTGACAGCAAAGAATCCATTGGCTCGCAGGAATGCTGTAAGGGAGGTTTTAAAGAATGGCAACCGATTATGATTTTGTACAGTTGTATGTAAGATTAGAAAAGCTTGACAAAGAATTGAAAGAATTGCGAAACGAGGTTGGAGAAATTAAATCGGCTATCAAACCCAAAAAACAATGGGTTCCACAGTGGGAGGAAGACATCTTTGAAGACGACACTAAATAGCATCTATACCTACACAGCAACTCAGCTAGCCTATGAGCTTGGACATATTGCTCAATACTATACATTCTTTTATGTTGCGCTAAAACAGTGGGGATTGCTGTGATGACTAATGTAGTTATGTTTCCTAAGGCTGCTGTCTCAAATACATCTGCCAATATGTCTACAATGGATTTAGAATGGTGGAAAAGTAAGAATGAGAAAATCTCTGCTGAATTTAGCCTGTATGACGCACACAAGAAACAAGTGATTATGGATGAAGTGTTGAGTATGTCTGATACAATGTATGAGATGATTATTGATTTGCGCAAACAATTGGGGAAGAGTGTATGAGTGAAGTAGAGTGGAAAGTACAAGCAATTGAGTTAGCAAGGACAGGTAAGAGTTGGAGAAAGATTTCCGAGGCCTTGGGTGTTGCCCGGAGCACTGTGAGTGATTACCTCCGTAAAGAGTTTAGTCAAGTGGTTGTGGATAATCGTAAGTCTTCAGACACCTATGCTGTTCGTAAAAGCGATAAAATTGAACATGATAATAGTCGTATCTTGCTGATCAGTGATTTGCACATTCCCTATCATCATCAAGACTCTATTGCTTTCCTGAAACACCTTAAAGAAAAGTATAACCCAACACGGGTAATCTGTTTAGGTGACGAGGTGGATGGTCACGCCCTGAGCTTTCATGACAGCGACCCTGACCTGCCAAGTGCAGGGGATGAAATCCGACAAGCATTGCCTGTGGTTGCTGAACTTTTTAAAATTTTTCCTAAAATGGATATATTGGAGAGTAATCATGGTTCTTTAGTGTGGCGTAAGGCTAAAGTCTTTGGTATCCCCAAACACTATATCAAAAGTTATAATGAGGTTCTTGGTGTTGACAGTGGTTGGAAGTGGAGCTTTGATTTAACCGTGGATCTACCTAATGGTCAGAAGTGTTATATGCACCACGGCAAGACAAGCAACATTATCCAACTCAGCCAACAGATGGGTATGAATGCAGTTCAGGGCCACTATCACGAGACATTCAAGATTGACTACTGGGGAAACAGTACAGGCCTTTATTGGGGTATGCAATGCGGTTGCTTAATTGATGATGACAAGCTTGCATTTAATTATAACAACGTTAATATTAAGCGTCCGATTATCGGGACTGGTTTGATTATTGACTCAATGCCTGTATTGGAGCCGATGCGGCTAAACTCGCATGGGAGGTGGGTTGGTGTTTGAGCTTACACAAGAAGTTCTACACGAAGCACTAGATTATGACAAAGAGTTGGGAGTTTTCACATGGAAAGTTGATAGGCCTTTGAACCACTTTAAAAATTCTCATGCTAAAAATACCTATATGGACAGGTTTGCAGGTAAGAGGGCCGGATACGCTTCTAAATATGGTAAGAGGGGTTTATATTATCTACAAATTCGCATCAAAGGAAAGATTTTCCTTGCTCATCGGCTGGCTTGGTTCTATGTGAACGGCGTTTGGCCCAGTGAATTTTTGGATCACAAGGACGGTGACGGGCTAAACAATAAGTGGGTTAACTTACGGGAAGTTACAAGGACTATTAACGGGCGCAATTGTGGATTGTCTTTAAATAACACTTCAGGGGTTAATGGTGTTTATTGGAATAAGGCTAATCAGAAGTGGGTTGCCGAAGGGCACTACACTGAGAATGGAGTTAAGAAAAAGAAAAACTTAGGTTCCTATACCAACCTAGAAGATGCTAGGATTGCACGAGAATGTTGGCAAAAGGAGAAAGGTGATTTTACAGAACGTCATGGCAAGTAATTGACACCACAGCAAGGAAGCTGTACACTACACAGACTTTAACAGAAATGATTTGGAGAAGATGATGTTTGAATTTAAAACAGGCGACAAAGTTTGGTGTAGTCACAAACCATATGAAGGGGAGTATTTCTATATAGGTAAAAGCTACATGAATCCAAGGATGGCCCTTGTTACAGATTCAAAAGGTTCTGAACACCAATATGATTATAGCGATTTGACTTTGATGATAAATCACGTTAAGGATACTGCCCAATATACAGGCGGCAGTTCAAATTACTATAAAGTATTTGTAAAAAACCCAACTACGTTAGCCACCTCTTATGAAGCTGAGTGCAATGATATTATTGAAGCTTTAAAGATGACCTTTGCTGAAGGGAATGCTTTCAAGGCCATCTGGCGTAAAGCTAAAGCACGCCAAGGTGTTCAGAAAAAAGGTTATGACAATGGTTTGTATGATAGTGAAAAGGTGGTATTCTTTGGTGAACGAATGGTAGTAGAAGCTAAATCTGGAGAAGACAAGTGACAATATATGTAGCGTCCCCTTACTCAATCAATGCAGATGCACAGCTTAGGCAGGAGCGTTATGAATACGCATTGATGAAATCAATTGAATTTACGCTAAAAGGCTTGCCTGTGTTTTCGCCCATTGTACATTCTCATCCAATGTCTCTGGCCGCTAACATGCCTTGTACATTCGATTTCTGGAAAGATTTAGATTGCTTGTACATTGACAGTTGTGATCAAATGTATGTGCTGATGATGGAAGGTTGGAAAGAGTCTATCGGCGTGCAGTTTGAGATTAAGTATGCAAAAAGTAAAGGAATTCCAATCACATATGTTGAGTGTTTAGACAGTCCTGTGTATAATGCTTTAGTTGCAGCATAAATTAAATAGAAAATTAGGAGAGTTAAGTGTCAAAGCGTGATTGCATCAAATTCGGATATGCCATCGGTAATGCACCTAGTATGGCTACCCATTATGAAGTGTTTAAACAAGTAAAGCAGCAATCAAAGCTTTTATTGGAAGAAGTAAATGAGTTAGAAGAAGGCTCAAATGAAGAGGACATGCAAGAGATTGTTGATGCGTGTATGGATATTAAGTTTTTAAATACATATCTTGAACACCTTCTTGAAGCTTACGGTTGTAATACAAAGAAGGCTTGGGAAACTGTATGCGAAAATAACCTGCAGAAAACTACGAACAGTTACACATATGCACAGAGTAGTAAGGAACATCTTGAGAGCCGAGAAGATGGAGAATTCTACATTGATGAGCTTACTTTTGAGGGTGAATTGCTATATACTGTGAAGCGTACTTCAGACAATAAAGTAATGAAGTTGAAAAGTCATGTACGACCAGATTTGAGTGTATGTGTACCACAGGAGTTTAAGAATGTTTGACTTTATTAAGGCACAAGTAATCGGTGTAACAACACCAGTTGTGGACTTCATTCCAACAGCAGAAGACCTTCCAGCCTTCTGTGCAAGAGTGAGCAATCCAGATAACCAGAAGAACTTTGATACAGCAGCAGGACTTCTTAAATATTGTATGCGGGTTGGTCATTGGTCTGTATTTGATATGTCCAATATTGTTGTAGAGATTGAAGCTCCACGAGACATCGCAAGGCAAGTGCTACGACACTCAAGCATCAAGTTTCAAGAGTTCAGCCAGCGTTATGCAGTAGCTCAGAGCTTTGTTGTTCGTGAAGCTCGATTGCAAGATACAAAGAACCGTCAGAATAGTGTTGAACTTGATAAATTTAATGAAGATGATTTTAACCTTATTCTTGCTTGGGAGAACAAACAACAGGAGGTTATTAATCTAGTTAAAAAGAACTATCAATGGGCTCTAGATAAAGGTATCGCTAAAGAGTGTGCTCGTGTTATCCTTCCTGAAGGTAATACAATGAGCTATATGTATGCTAACGGTACAGTACGTCAGTGGATTACTTATCTGAAGGTGCGTGATGATTTGGGCGTAACACAAAAAGAGCATGTAGATTTGGCACGCAAGATTAAACCTGCTATTATTGCTCACTTCCCCTTCCTTGAAGATTTGATGGAGAAATAAAATGAATACAGTCAACATGACACGCGGTGAATACTTGAATGAACTTGTCCTACTCTACAAAGCCCGCACAGATATGAATGGTGATCAGGCTCGTAAATATGTACTAGATGCTGCTGATGAATTTCTTGAAAGCTATGATATTGATGTAGGCGTACAAGAAGCTTTTATTGAAGATACTATGACGTGGGTGAATTGATATGATTGGGCACACATTAAGTATTAGTGATCTTCTACTAATTGATAATTTTAAAACTGCTTTTGGCAACAACGATAAGCCGACCATTGAGAAAATTCTTTTTGAGAACGGATTAGATGTTGCTGAACCGTATACATTGGAATATTCTAAGCATCGTAATCTTCGCGGTAACATAGTTAGTTGTGAACGTTATGTAGGCGAGGAACGTCAAGATCGTAGTTGGCTGACCAGTGGGGCTGCATCATGGGAAGCTGTGGTAGAATCTTGTGACTTAGACCTTCGAATTCAGCTTAAGACAATGGGTCGTAATTATAGTAATAGCGAGCATATTTGCTCTGAACTTCAGAAGCACGCAAATAAATAAGGGGACTTAAGTGAGTATTAAAAAGTTTGAAGATCAGCCATCATATATTAATGATTTCTCAAATGCTTTGCTTGATGGTTTTTACCTCAAACAAGGGGAGACTTTCAATGATGCAATTGCACGCGCTTCAGAAGCTTTCTGTTATGGTGACTATGAACTAGCACAACGTATCTACGAGGCTGCACACAAGGGCTGGTTTATGTTTGCAAGCCCAGTTCTAAGTAATGCACCAATAGGTAAATGGTTAGAAAAAGTTCATGATCGTGAGTGGCAAGACTTTGAAGATAATCCTTACCATAAGTCTGTTTCTGAAGGATATTGGGAAGGCGAAGTTTCCCCTGCCATGCCCATTAGTTGCTTCGCTCTTGAGGTTCCTGATAGTATTAAAGGTCAAATGGAGGCTAACGTAGAGCTTGCTGCCCTGTCTGTAGCTGGTGGTGGTGTAGGACTTCATAATAGTATCCGCGCAACTACTGACAAAGCACCAGGTCCAATTCCATATATGAAAACTATGGACGCCATTATTGGATACTACAAGCAAGGTAAGACACGTCGTGGTGCTTGTGCTTACTACATGGATGTGAGTCACCCTGATATTATTGAACATATTAAGTTCCGTATCCCGTCAGGTGGTGATAGCGCTCGTAAGGCAGACAACCGCGTTCAGTTTCACCATGCTGTAAACATCACAGATAAGTTCACACAAGCAGTCTTGGCGGATGATGATTTTGAATTGGTTTGTCCTCACACTAAAGAAGTAAAAGACGTTGTTAAAGCACGAATGATATGGGAAGAGATTCTTGAGGCTCGTGCCTTGCAGGGAGAGCCCTACCTATTCAAGATTGATGCTGCTAACCGCACGCTGCCACAAACACAGAAGGATAAAGGGCTTAAGATTCAAGGTTCAAACATTTGTATCGAAGTGTCGTTACCTACAAATGAAGAACGAACCTTTGTATGTTGCCTTAGTAGCCTAAACCTTGCTAAATACGATGCATGGAAAGATACTAATTTAGTCGAGGATTTGACACGCTTCCTTGATAACGTACTGCAATATTTTATTGACAATGCACCAGAAGAATTAAAGAAAGCTGTCTACTCAGCTAAAATGGAACGGGCAATTGGAATTGGTACACTTTCCTGGCACTACTACCTTCAGTCTAAAGGTATCCCAATGGAAGGGGGTGGATTTGGCAGTGCCATCCAAGAGACTCACAGGATTTATAAGTTAATCAAAGATAAGGCTGTAGCAGAAAGTCGTAAGCTTGCAGTAGAACGTGGTGAACCTTCGGATATGATTGGTTCTGGTCTCCGCAACTCTGCTCTAATGGCTATTGCTCCTAACAGTAACAATGCTGTGATCTTAGGTGAAAGTCCAAGTATTGAACCTGTAAGCGGTAATGCCTATAGCCACTCAACCCGTGCTGGGACATTCACTGTAAAGAATCCTCACTTGGGCAAGAAGTTAGTAGAGTATGCTGAGGTTTTGGGTATTGCAGAGGGTAAGGTTGAAGGTTGGGTAGAAGATCAGTGGAAGTTTATTGCTAAGGACAATGGTAGTGTGCAGAGTCTTGACTATATGTCTGATCAAGACAAGCTTGTGTTTAAGACAGGTGCCGAGATTGATCAGCATTGGATTATCGAGCAATCAGATGCCCGTGCCCAGTATATTTGTCAAAGTCAGAGCTTGAACACATTCTATCCTGCTGGCTGTGATCGAGGCTACTTTAACTCTGTACATCTGAAATTTTTGCTTGCACCGTACTCTAAAAGTATGTATTATGCTCGCATGGAACGTGGTATTAATGCTGACGTTGCTAAAGAAATTGAACGCAAGGCTATCACAGACTGGACACCAGAGATTGGTGAGGAATGTGCAGCGTGCAGCGGCTGAAACTTAATTAAGGAGAGATGATGAGCCTCACAGAATACAGCGAGATTTATTCGCCTAAATACCACAGCTTGGTAGAGATTAATATCAAGCATGAAAAAGTACATTGGTATGAGCATGAAGCAAAGCTTAACACCGACGTGGAACAGTGGAAGAACGGTAAGATTTTGCCTGAAGAGAAGAACCTTACATCTAACATCTTCCGCTTGTTCACTCAATCAGATGTGAACGTTGGTCAAGGCTACTACGATAAAATTATTCCCTACATTAAGAATAACGAAGCTCGTGCAATGTTGGGTAGCTTTGCTGCAAGGGAGGGCACGCATACCCGAGCATATGCTTTATTCTCAGATACAATGGGGTTTGGACAAAGCTTTTACCATGAGTTTCTTGATTATGTAGAAATGAAAGAAAAGCATGAGTACATGATTGAGAATATTGGAAAGAGTCATACAGACTTTGCAAAGTATTTGGCCAAACAGACATTGATGGAGGGTGTCAGTTTATTTGCATCTTTTGCCATCTTGTTGAACTTTGATCGGTTGGGTAAGTTGCCGGGGATGTGTGATATTGTTCGGTGGAGCATGGTGGACGAGTCAATTCATGTGGAAGGTAACACAGCACTGTTCCGTATCTTCTTGGATGAACATCCCCGCATCGTTACGGATGAGTTTAAAAAAGATATTTACTCTTCTGCACGAGAATTGGTAAAGCTTGAGGATGCATTTGTTGACCGTATCTTTAAGATGGGCGGGGTCAGCAATTTACTAAAAGAGGACGTTAAAAAGTATGTACGGTACGTAGCTGATTATCGTCTTCAGCAGTTGGGCTTCAAGAAAAACTGGAACGTAAAAGAGAACCCCCTGCCATGGATTGATGCAATGATGGGTAAGACCTTTGGTTCATTCTTTGAGCGAAGTATTGTTGAGTATGCCAAGGCTAACCTGGCAGGAAGTTTTTCAACAGCTTATGATATGTACCAACAAGCTTAAAAATAAAATTTGACATCCTTTTTGGGTGTGCTATCCTAGGACACATGGGGCAGAGATGCTTCGGTGTCCTTTTCTTTACCTAGGAGAAACACAATGAACATTAAAGAATTACTATCAACGGGAGAGTATCAATTCAAAGTTTATCGAGAACCAGTACGAGGAAGAAGCTTGCTTGTCCTTCAGAAGAAGGTTGGTGGTGTATGGTTTGACGTTCAACCAGAAGATCTGATGAGTTTTACCCTATGATCCTCTTACTCCTAATCCCAGCTTTCCTGTTATTCATCTTTATCCTCATTCACACTTGGGAGAAATAACCTTGACGACCTCTCAGACCCTTGCTCACATCCGCATGAGCATCCGCCTTATTGAGCAATCCTTTAACCTCACCCACATGGACTTTCGCTACGGATACGCCCTAGGCCAAGCATCCTTTGCAGTGATGCAAGGAATTATTGGGCAAGATGATTACAAGGAGCTTCAAGACGAGGCTAAGAGTGTTGCTGATGCTTTCAAAGAAAAATTCAACAAATCTCTTGACAGCAATCTGTCTGTAGCCTAATCTTGGTTTACACACAAACAAATTGGAGAAACAAAAATGAAAACAACCCTTCGCGTAGACTATGGCCGCATGGACCCAACTGAACGTTTGGAGTTCTTGCGAAACGGTATTGTGGATGACAAATACGTGCTCAAAAGAACCTTGCAAGAGAAGATTCAGCCAAATTCTTTGCTAGAACACATTGACAAGCTTGTGGAGGAATTCAATCAGTTTCCTGAAGATAAGCAAAAAGAATTGATGGCATCGCTATGAAATTCATTGATATGCTGGCTGTATTATTCTTGCTCATTGTAGTGCTTGTCTTAGGTCATGCATGGATTTCTTACAAGACTGATAAAGAGGCTGATCTAAACGGGCAATATGATTTGAGAACTAATGTTAAAAAAGATGTTGTTGACAAGAAGGCTCAGATTCAGTATAAACCTATATTTGAAAGTGCAGTTAAACACACGGAGTAATTATCATGGCTCGGCCTGAAGGAATGTCAGCTTCACAGTGGGATTGCTATGTGGCACGAAAGCTTAATGCTAAGGCTAACAACGCCAAAGACCGTGGTATTGAATTTAACCTCTCATTTCAAGCCATGAAGAATCTATTGTCAGCCAGTAAATGCTATTACACAGGTATTGTCCTCAGTAAACCAGACGCAGGTGCTCAGAAAGCTAACGATTTGACTATTGATCGAATTGATTGCACAAAGGGATATGTTCGTGGTAATGTGGTAGCCTGCTCTTATGCTGCAAACCAACTTAAAGCCCAATTTGAGGCTGCTGGTATTGCTGGCCTTAAAGCAGGTGAGAATGTGTTCAAGAAGTCTATTAAGCGAATCAAGGAGATGAAAGGTGAGTAATTGGACAGCAGAAGTAATTGGTGTTAATATGAAAATAAACAAACTTAATCAATCTCTTTGCTACGATGTTCGCGAAGAAGTGCAGAAACAAAATGCTTTAGCGATTATGGAAATGAAGAAAAGATTTAATAATTACCTTACTAAAGATTCGAACATGTCTCTGTCAGAAGTCTTTGAGTTTGCAAGAGCTTTAGCAGAATTTCGAGAACATGTAATTATAGGGGATGAAGAACATAACAGCGCTTGCTGCCATCTAGTATCAATTATTGATACTCAAGAAGATGGTATTGGCGAACAACCCCGTTATAAACTTATTCTCAAGTATGAATGGGCTATGAAAAATTGTATTCGCGATTGGAAGAATCGCTATGAGATGGGGAGGTAATTAATGCGTTATACAAAAGGTAAGTGGGTAGCATCTCGTAAAGACACATACTCAGTGGAGACTACCCTGAACAAGATTGTTCTTGCCCACCTAATTAAACTTTATGAGTGCTTAAAGAAGAACGAATGCCATGGTATCCCCATGAGCTATGTAGAAAAACAAGCTCTGATTGATGGTACTGATCCTTATAGCGATAATGTAGATTTGGATAAGGCGGATGAACTTCGTTTCAATGACTTGGAAGAACTAATTTGGGTGTTTGGTGACAACGAACCTAAAATGGAAGATTATGACTTCACCTACAATTGGGATTTTGAACCCCTTGAAAATGGTGCGTCTAAGTGCAATATTGAATGCACAAATGAAGCAGAGCGTAACCGCTATCACGAGGATATCAAAGATTATGTTGAGAGACGTGACAAGGCCTATAAGTTGTTCGGTGAAGTTTACGATAATTTGAGTTGGTGATATGACACAATCAAAATTACAAATAATTGAAGAGTTTCTTCTCTGGCTTGATAATGAAACATATTACGAGGTAGGTGAGTACGTTGAATCTGGAGAACATTGTTTTTATAGCGTTTCTTATGAAACTTTGCTGAAAGAATATGAGGAAGCTGGTAAATGAATATCTACAAAATGCTGTCAGACAAAGAACTTAATCGATCCACCGAACTTGAAGCCCTTGTTAGGAACGTAAAGGCTGCATCAGATCATGCGGGCTTTGATTACTACTATAAAATATTGCCAGGCAGTATTGGTCAGAGTATTTACTTTGTATGTGACGAATTGCATATGGAAGTTGATATTACTGATCATGAAAGTTGGTGACGATACTTTAGTCTAAAATTAATATCCCCTTAACTGGGGATTTTTTGTTCTATACAATACGGGAATAATAAATTTTGAAGTGGGAAGATTATGATAATTGCGGAAATGAGGGAATCTTGCAAGATAAGAGGACCGGTCTAAAATTTGGACCTCTGGCACAATTAACTGTAATGGGATATTACTCATCGATCAATACTAAAAAGATTAGATATATCCTTCAATGCTCAATTTGTAAGGAAGATCCTGAACTATTTGGTGATGGTCTGTTTGATATGCAATGGGGAAATATAAAGATGGGTAATATGCCGTGTGGCTGCTCTATATCCCCCAAATGGAGTGAAGATCAAATGAAGACACGTGCTATTCGTTTATGTAGGGAGAAAGGATATACCTTCATTGACTGGAAAGGGGAGTACACAGCCAATACCACCAAAATATTACTCCTTGACGAGTACGGACAAAGTGATTCCATAGGGCTTGCGAACCTCCTGTCTGGACAAAATAGCTCAAACAATAGAAAAAGAATGACATCAATTTCCAAATCTAAGACGGATGGAGATATTATTCAAAGCTTCTTTAATACTGGGGTCTTTCACGAAGATACTAAGTTTTGGAAAGGTAATGAAATAGACTATAAAGGTCAAAGAACTATTTGGTATATGACCTGCCCTCTTTGTGGTGTCACGGCAGGATCTTACAGAAGTAATTTACAAAAAGGTAAACGTCCTTGTGGTTGTACCAAATTCAACGGTCAGAAGTTTATGTATATAAACGGTATACTGGATGGCGAACTATATTGTGCAATTAAATTTGGTAAGACTCACTACCCAACTAGGCGGCTAAAGGAGCAAAACAATAAGTGTGCTTTAGATATTGTCGGGATAGGTGTGTGGGAATTTAAAGATCCGTATAGCTCTACTCAGGCGGAATATTACTGTAAAACAACATTTGAATGTGGGATTATTTCATATGACATTATGCGAGATGGTTGGTCAGAGACTACCTATGCCTATAACTACGATAAAATAGTTAAAATTTACGAAGACTGTGGAGGTATTAAACTGTAGACACAAAAACGCCCGCTCTTCACAAAGAAGGCGGGCTTTATAGTTTCTCTGAGAAGGCTAATGGCGTAGCCTAATTTCCCAATTTGGGTTTTTATTTTTATAAGGCTTTGTTTATTTATTTAAAGTAATAACAGGGGAGGATATCATATTATTCAAATTAGTTTGAATAACTTTCTGGTTTGTTTTGTTAGTATCGACCAAGAGTTTTATTTGAGATTCCATAATAAGAAGACGCCTATCAACTAATATTTGATAGTTGTCTTGCTGTTCTTGTAGTTTATTAATTCTCTTTTCAATGTAATCAATATTGTTGGCTCGTGTTTTCTGATTTTCTTCTTTGTATTGATTTAATTTACTTTCAAAGTTTAAAAAATCCTGTGAAGATTTATTATTTGTAAATATAATCGACAACATCACAATTAACAATACCAGAGTAAATAGGTGTACTACTTTTTCTATTACCACCCACATAAGCCTGGATTCCCTTTATTTTTTATTTTTTAATGTACCAAAGTAGAGGTCCATCCTCCCCAATATATCAGCTTTGTTGGCGATAGAGTTTGCAGATAGTGTGGCACCCAGGGCTTCAATTTTTGTGTTTAGTCTAACTTCTGTATCTCTTAAATCTTCCTTGTTTACTTTTATCATCTGCAATTGGGTTATGCTTGCCTGCATATCTTTGTAGTCTGTTTTCATACCTTGGTAAAAAACAAATAAACATGCCACAATGAAGCTAAGTAAACCCAAAGCAACACGTTCCCAGATTGCATTAATACGGTTATTTGCTTCTACGCTCATAAGTTTTTTCCTTACTTTTTATATCTCTACGTATCTTCTCTAATTGATTCTGATAAAGTTTAATACAGCTTACATTTTTATCGTAGTTTACAGCAAGTTCAATTAAAGCATCGCCTGGAGGAACAGCTTTACATGGGTAATTCAAAAGTTTATCTTCCGGACTGATGACTTCAACCACCTTTTCCGCTTTTTGTTTTTCCCTGATATAGTGAACCTCCCTCTTAATGCCTGCACAACCAATGATCAAAACAGACATTAGGAGAACAATGATTATTTTCATGTTTCCTACTCTTATTTAGATGGTTTATAAATCTCAGATTGACCAACATCCCATTCACGCAACTTCTTAAGCCTAATAGAATATTCACCAATACATCCAGTGTTACTCACATACCCTTGAGCCAAACTTGACAGTGTTTCACCAGCCTCAATTGCTTGGCAAGGTTCACTTAGTAAATTGCTTGGTATCTTTACATAAACTGGCTTTTGAATTACAGTAGGCTGCGTCGAGCAAGCGCTTAAGATCATCAGAGATAAAAATATCATCAGAGCTTTGATTGTTGAATTTAACATCTGAAGGGGTGCTCTTAGTGAGACGCTTGAGGGATGTGATTTGCTTACTTAAAACACTTACCTCAGAACGAAGCTTTTCACGCTCTGTAGCGTCTTCTAAGGAGGTCTGAGAGTTAAGAGCTATGGCAGCATTCAGTCGAGTCTTATCGGCCTCTGAGGTGGCTAATTGCTCAGTTAAAGTGCTATTCTGAGCTTGTAATGAGCCCACTTCTTCTACCTTGTTGTTCAAGAGATAACCTGAAGCTAAAAGAGCTAATACTAACCCTGCAATCAGGTAGTAGGTCCACGAGATGCCTGAAAGGAAAGATATCATTCTCTTGGTTCCTCTGTGATCTTATATTCCCAGAGCTTGCGTTGCTTCACAAATCTGGCAAGGAGACCAAGAGCGTTAAAAGAAAACATAAGTAGTGCATACGTTTGTGTTGTCATAGTTGGCTCAAGCATCCCTAATAGGGGCAGTAGCTGATCCACGAAGGTCAGAACTACAGAGCACATGTGTAGCCAAAATGACCAAGTGAGGAAGATTTTTTTCCAATTGCTGACTACAGAAACTTTACTAACTTTCTCCTTTACAATCTCGGCACTCTGGGGTATAGTCAACTCTTCGGTGGGTTTTTCGTCTGCCATAATTTAATATTCTTAATAAAGGTGATATAATGAAGCTAGTCTATGGTGTGGGGATCAATGATGCTGATTACACCCTCACTAGGTATGAAAAATTTCTCAGTGCAGAGGGATTATTGAAGGTCCGTCAAGTATGGGTTTGTCCTTTTTATTCGAGATGGCAGTCCATGATTACTCGCTGTTACAGCAAGAATTTTCTTATAGAGAACCCATCCTACAAAGATTGTACCGTCTGTGAGGAATGGTTAACCTTCAGTAAATTTAAATCTTGGATGGAAACACAGAACTGGAATGGTAAGACCCTTGATAAAGATTTACTATGTAAAGGTAATAAAATTTACTGTCCAGAATTTTGTGTTTTTGTTCATGCCAAAGTAAATCTCTTTATCATTGACCGTGCGAGTAAACGTGGTGAGTGGCCCATTGGTGTTCACTTTGAAGAGAGTTACCAAAAATATAAATCTACAATAACTTCTAATAATAAGACTATAAACTTAGGTAGATATGATACAGCTGAGCAAGCCCATCAAGCTTGGTTGGACTTTAAACTTAAGCAAGCTTATATCTTAGCTTTAGAGCAAGAAGATGATAGGGTAGCTAAAGCTCTCATAGAGAGATACAGAAACTATTCTCACACCTAGGGTTTTTAAAGCTGTTATGTTGTTGTAACAGCTTTATTTTAACATTACCATTAAGATAGGAACAACTTCTTCTCAGCTTCTCTTCGACGAGTAAGTCCTGCAAGAACTTTACCGCCAGCTTTATTCCACCTGGGAAATTCCAGAGCAGCACCAGCATAGTCTAAAGAGTTAAGCTTACGAAGAAGGGTTGAGGACTTAAGATTAGCAAGCCCAAGATTGAAGCTAAATGACACTAGAGCATCAAACTGATTTTGACTGAGGGGTACTTTTACAAGTTCTGTTACACCTCTCTCAAATCGGGATACATCGGACAATAGGAGTGCTTCAGCTTGCTGTCGAGTGATGGTCATGCCAGCTTTAACATGGGGACCAGTTGAACCCCATCCCACAGTCAAGATTCCAACAGCGTCTTTATAAGCTGTCAACTCAAGACCTTCAAAATCTTGGATAAGTTTTAAACCTTTTGCAGATATTTTCATAACTCATTTCCTATAAACAAAGCACATCCTTGTGCTTTGAATTGTTAAAGCCACTCTATGATAAGAAGCCCCGGCGTACCATTACCTCCACCCGAGCCAACAGTGGCATTGCCATATGATGCACCACCACCGCCACCACCTGTTCCGTAGCCAGAGCTATTAGATGGGCCTGATGTACCTGTAGAACCTTTGGCAATGCCACTGTT